AAGAATACCTTAAGAAGTCTCCAGACTTTGCACAAGCAATCAGCATGGCTGGCAGCAACGCACCCATGGAAGATGCGCCATTCTGATGACAAGCCTCTACCAACTTTCACACGATTTTCGCAACCAGCTTGACGAACTCTTTGACGAGAATGGGGAGGCAACTCCTGCCTTTGAGGAGTTCCGTGTCCAGCTTGGCAACAAAATCAATCAGGTTGCAGCTTATGTGTTGAACTGCGAATCCGATGCTGACCAATGCAAGCAAGCAATTGACCGCATCCAAGCCCGCAGAAAAGCCTATGAGCGCAAAGTTGAACGATTGAAGGGCTACCTAGCTGAGAACATGAAAGTGGCTGGTATCACCGAAATCAAAGCGGTGGACAGTTCTTTTGTCGTAAAGCTTTATCCTAACCGTGATGAGTCTGTACAGATTGATGACGGTATTGCTTTCCCGATTGAGCTTTGCAACATCAAGCCACCGGAGCCAAGCAAGCTAAAAATCAAAGCAGCCATCCTAGCTGGTGAACCAATCATTGGCGCACGGATTATTACCAAGGACCGTTTGGTGATTAAGTAAAGAATTGGGGGAAAGCGGATGCTGTGGTAAAGCTATCTTAAGCTTGCGGACGACACAGACGCAGCGAGTACCCCTACTTAACAAGATAGGAAAAGACAATGACAAACATGCTTCAACACCTTAAATGGATGTGGAAAGAAACCATTAAGCATGACGGTGGCTATTGCGCTGTATGCGAAAGATGGGGAAAAATTTACAAACGCAATCTAAACAAAACAATGGCAGGGTCATTGATTTGGTTGTGCAAACAAGAAACAAAAGATGGCTGGATTAATGTGCCAGAAAAAGCTCCAAAGTGGCTGGTTTCATCTAATCAACTATCAACATTGAAATGGTGGGGATTAGTTGAACGCTGCATTCCAGAAGGTGATGGGCGTAAAAAATTTAGTGGGTTATGGAGGCCAACTCAAAAAGGCATTGAGTTTGCTTATAACAATATTACTTTGCCTAAAGCTGTATATACATACAATGACATGGTAGAAGGTTTTAGCTCAGAAGAAATATTTATTGCTCAATGTTTTAACGAATATTTTGATTATCAAGATGTGATGAATAATCACTATGCCGCCATTACAGAAAAAGGTAAAAAATGAGTTACGCCGATGTAGAAATCAAAATTATCCAGTGGAGCGAAGCTCGAAGGATTATTCCAAACAGCACCCCTGAAACTCAATTACTCAAAGCGGTTAGTGAACTAGGAGAACTTGCCGATGCGACCATCAAGAAAGACCGTGCTGAAGTTATTGACGCTGTTGGCGATGTTATGGTATGTCTGGTTAATTATTGCGCTTTACAAGACCTCAACTTAGTAAGCTGCATGGAAGTGGCCTACGACACCATCAAGAACCGCAAGGGGACATTGCTTCCTAATGGCGTGTTTGTCAAAGAATAAGAGACTTCTCAGCTAGGCGGCGCTTTACCAACCCCGGCAATACTTTGCCGCCTCCTCTTGTCCACAACATCAATTGTTCTTTTGCACCTTCCCAGTCTTGTGCATTTATTTTGCGTTTTAATGTGCTGGTTTGAAGTCTGCCGACACCTAAGTTGTAAGTAAAGTCCACAATCGCATTACACGCTGCTTCATTGGTAGCTAACACTGGACAGTTGCGCAACACACCAATCAAATAAGTATGTCGTAATTCCGACAGTAAAAGTGTTCTAGCTGTAGGCTCATCTATAGGTACATCAACAAGAGTTACTTTTGTGCCGTTTGCATAGTAAGTCGAGCCGTATCCAATTGTTGGGATGCCAGCAGGGCACAGATAAGGCTTAGACCTAAACCCTTCAAACCGCCGACATAGCTCAGAAGCTATATCTAGGTTCATAAGCCACGCTGTTTAAGCGTACGGTCAAGAAACCAATAGTTGATTGTGCCTGACACTAGCGCACAAAAATCAACCGTCATCATGGTCTTAAAAACTACTTCAGGTGATGCGCCAGCACGGTGAGCTTGCCATGCAAACCAAAGATGAATAAATGACCATAAAGCCATAATCCAATATGTCACTACAGGTCGAACAGATGTTGACAAACTTGCAGCCCATCCACCAGCAGCTTTAGCCATTTCAGCTTGTTGATTGATGGCAGCATTAAATGCATCCATGACACCAACATCAATTGCGGCATCGCGTTGTGCGCCAATCTCAGCTAACTTTTGTTGACCACGAATTTGTTCTAGCTCGCACTGACGGCTAAACATAGCAAGCTCATGCTCACGCTCGCTTTTCTTGTCAAAGTATTTAATGATTTCTGGAGCTAGGCGAAAGAGGCCGCCAAGCAAGCCACCAAATACACCACCGCTGACTATTTCAAACATATCAGCCCCATATCCAAATGATGGTGAATGTTCCCCAAGCAATGAAGCCAACTATGACCGCAGCAAAGATTAATGCTTCGGTCCAATCAATCATTTGGAGTCCCTGATTTCTTTGTAGATATGCCAGACTTTTTGGCCTATCAATAAAGCGGTATAGATTAAAGTTCCCCAAAGAACTATTTCGCTAACCTGATAGCCCATAAGTGTCGCCAAAGAAACACTTACAGGCGGTACAGCCTTAGTTGCTGCTGCTACTGCTGTCTCGGTTGCTATCTGATGGTCGCTCATGGCTTTGAACTTTATTGAAGGTTTTAAAGTCTCCAGCCATCATTTTTTGATTGTTCAGAAGACGCTGGTCATTAGGAGCTAATTCTATAGCTTTTGCCACCAGTTCGCCAGCCTCTTCCTTCAGTCCTAAATGCCATGCAGCTATGGATGCTAGGTCGTATGGCTTCTCAGACCATACACTTGGGTCCATTGTGTAAACTAATGCTTTATCCTTAATTTCCAATGCTGATTTGGCTGCTGAATAGCACTCAACCCAGTTGGATTTCATGTAGGCAAACATAGCCAATTCGCACCAAGGCTCACGGGTTCCGGGGGCTTCTGCCACAGCCAGCCTGTAAAACTTATGCGCTTCCACATGGCGACCTAAATGCTCATGTGCCTTACCCAATAAACGCAGCGCATAGCACCGCTCATTAGGCCAATTGGCTTCAGGCATGGCAAGGTATTTATTCAGGGCTGTAATCGATTCTTCCCATCGCTGGTAGAAGGTTAGCTCACGGGCATGATAAAACGCATTACGAGGGCATCTAGGGTCTTCTGCCACGGCTAGTTCAAGCAATGGCATGTACTGACCACGGGACTTACTGTTGTCAGGGTGATGGCTTACCAAGAGCATATCGGTTTGCGCGTACACCTCTACGGTGCGTCCGTCAGGTCTTGGGTATTCGTGTACAGGGTGATGCCAGTGATACCCATTACGGTGATGAATTTTTTCGTAATAAAAACTGATGCCACAACCCCAATCAAATTTGTATCTCAAACGAGTTACACCTTCGACCCAAACCCGTTCAATTTCCTCGCGCCAGCCCGGCTCTAGGATTTCATCGAGGTCAAGTGAGATACAGACATCAAAGTCGCCGGGAATAAGCGCAAGGGCTGCATCACGGGCTTTGTCAAAGCGCCAAGGCTTGATGGCAATGTTATGAACAACAGCGCCGCAATCTAATGCTATATCAACAGTTTTATCAGTTGAGCCTGTGTCAGCAATCAGGATGAGGTCAGCGTCATCGGCTGATTCACAAAACCGCTTAACAAACATTTCTTCGTTTTTGCTGATTGCATAAACGGCTATCTTCAATTTTTTTGTCATGTTTTATCCTATTTTGATTTACATATCTTGAGTGTTTGTTGAAGGGAACGCCCTTCCTGCACCCCAAATTATACGCACTGCACCACCACCACCGCTACCACTTGGACCAGCAAATGCGCCAGCACCACCAGCTCCATATTGACCACCCGCATTATTAACATAATAATTTGTATTATCGGGATAATACCCACCAGTACCATTAGTTCCACTACTTCCAGCGTTACCACCATAGTATATTTTGGTGCATTACCATTTGTAGGCGTAGCAGTTGCAGAACCTGATGAACCTTCACCATAAATTCCAACACCACCACCACCACCCGCAGGATTTGGCGCATTACCTACGCTAACACCAGTACTACCGCCACTGCCACCGCCGCCCGCAGGACCTTTTAATTTATTTTTAGCTGATTCCGCAACAAGTTTATCTTCTGGGGTTGTAGTAGGATCTGCTAAAATTGCGTCAATTGTCTCTATTGCTTTTTCTTTTTCACTCATCTACTTACCGCCTCTTCAATAGCTTCACTCGCAATATCAAAAGATTTACTCTCAATCTCTCCGCCAGTCATTTGGGTCTAGCAGAGATAGTTATCGTCTGTCCATATCGTGTAGTTTTCGTTTTGTGTGTATATCCTCATCTCTCGTTCCAGTCCGTAGTCTCAAAGCTACTGTCATCACAGACGACACTTGCTCCCTCTGCATCAAGAGCAAGAAGCCTCTCGTCTATGATGTCATAAAGAAAAAACTTTGTTGGGTTCTCAACTTGTGAGGCTATGATGTCCTCTTTGTAGTCCATCAACTCATAAAACCCCATCTTTGAGATTTTTTTCACTCTGTTTTCTTTCCATTCTACTGTCATATCTCGCCTTTTTTAAAATTTTCTCTTGC